GGGTGACTTTATAATGCTCTCGCCAATCGATTCGCCTGAGATGCCCTCAACAGGCCCGTCCTGCCGACCACCTATCCGTTCCTCAACCGAATCACGCGCACCGGGTGACTTTATAATGCTCTCGCCAATCGATTCGCCTGAGATGCCCTCAACAGGCCCGTCCTGCCGACCACCTATCCGTTCCTCAACCTTCCGGATGCGGTCTTCTAGTTTCCGCATCTCGTCACGAAGGCCAGAAATATTTCCAACAAGATCGGCGACGTCCTGAAGAAGAGACTCAAGAGTAGCTAAATCTTTGAGAACGCTGTCGTCTTTCTTTGGCCCTTCTGACGTCCTGTAGAGATAGACGTCGCCGGTCCTGTTCTCCAGTTGGCGCTGCAAAAACTCTTCAATCTGCTGTAATGTATCGCGCTCATCCATCACGTAGCCGTTGGCCAGAACTGTGCATTACCAGGTGTCTTGATAACCTTGCTCGATGCGGGCACATGCACAAACACAAGCCGATACATCGGCAAATTGTTTCGGTTGCCAGCGTCACCTAAATCGACGCCATAGTTTCGTACCTCAGACAGAATAAAATTCTCCAGTTTCCATGCAGGCGGCGTCTCACTAGTACCAACCTCAATCGTAATATCGTGATACGTGTTCTTCGCTGGCAACGCATCGTCCGAAAGCCAGCAATCAATCGTCACCGTCGCCGTCTTCGCCCCAGCTACGGCTTGACGCGCACCACTCGAACCAGACGACACATACGTCAAAATCTCACGCTCAAGCCGCACCGACCACATCCGCACATTGTCAATCGCATTCGCGCCAATCTTCACGGCCTTGCCCGCAGGACACACAAGCGTCGGCAACGAACTATCGCTGGCACTCGCGCTTCCAAATGTCAACAGCCCGTTTCCGACAATCTCATAGTTAATCGTGTACCAGCGATTCTCAGCATAGTTTCCAATCGCCTCAATCGCCCGCACAATCGCTGAACCGCTACACCCAACACTACCATCAATCGACCCCGCAAACGTAAACGAGGCACCAGGAAGGTGAACGGGCTCATACCCGATCTGGACAATCTCACCCTCCCATATCTCCACCGGACAACCACGAGTCACAGCCAGATCGGTGCCAGCAGTTGCTGCTGTCGGAAAATTCTCTGCAAAATCAACGCGCCATGCTGTCGCCGATGGAAACTCAGACGACGCCATCTTCAGGCCACTAACTACCGCCATCCTGCAACCTCCTATAATTCTCTGATTGCACTAGTCTGCATCGCAAACCCGACTGCAAAAGAAAACATTGATATGCTACCAATTCGACCTTCATCAAGCGGCTTAATGTTGTTTTCCACCGGCCTCACATCAAACACATAACCATCTGACTGCAGCGATAGACGCGCCGTTACAATCGATTCCGAGATCGCCCACAACACCTTCAACAAATCGCTACTATTGTGACCGGTGAATATCACACGCACTTGAAAGACAACCCACACAATCGACGTGTTCGAGGCTATGTCCGGAGCAATGTCAATCCCGCTGATCATGATCTCAACAAACGGGCTGTCACTCTCCGCGATCTCATAATCAACGTTTCGATAAAAACCGACACGCCTTACACGACAGCGATCCGGAACAACCTGTTGAAAGTTGTCGTTGGACTCAAACACGTCCCACACACGGTCGTATATATCCTCAATAGGACACTTCATGCTCCACCATATATCCTTCTGCGACCAGAACGAAGCTCATCGAGCACCTTCATTGCCCAAACACGCTTGAAGATGTACGGGTGAACAGGCTGCCCATCCTGCGTGGTAATCCCCTGCACCCCACGCGCTTCATACAAATGCAAACCAGCAAGTGTTGCACACACTTCCTGTATTAACAACGGAACCTCACCACCAACAGAAAGCGGCTGCGCCATCGGCGAACCGGATAACACTGAATCAACTTCCGCACTGGCCACACTGATCGCATTCGCAATCCGTGCATCAATGTCATTACGGATACCGCTATTGTCCAGGTCGGCCCAACGGTCAACATTCTGGGAACCAAAGATCAACCGTACTCTCTCTGCTGTGCAGTAGTTCATTAGCCTAGCTCACAATCCGTCCACTAAACAATACACGTGAAGTCTGTCCAATCTCCGTAACACCCGCCTGGAAGTTGTCCGCCGCCTTCGCCTCCTTCATCTTGATCTCAGTATCAAGCGGTATGTCATAGCCGCCCATCCTGGCAACCCGCTCTACAGCCAAGCATACCAGCAACTGATACTGATAGTCATCAACATCCAGCAAATCACTTATACAATACGTTGCGCCAACATAGGAATTCGTAAACGGCTCGGAAACTGTCAAACTCGTCTCCGAATTAACCACACTGATTAACCGCTCCTCAAAGTACGGATTCAACCCCTCATAGTCGGTCGGAACACTGCTCCCGTCACCAATCCGAATAACACGGCCAACCATGTCCGGTCGAAAAGATGTCCCCGTCCCGGTAACATTCTTCCCGCTTGCATTAATCGTCCCCTGTGTGTTCACACTGTCTCGACCAGTGTGAATCAAATCCGGAACGGTACGGCTATAGAACACATCCAACACACGCGCCGACGACGGAGGCGGATACAACCGCAAAATATTCCGGCTTCCACCCTGGACGTGATAGTACTGCGGAACTCCGCCAGACGTCACATGACCGAACTTCGCATAAAACTGTGTCTCACTCTGCAACGGCTGCAACACATATCTTGGCACCACGCCAATGACACTGATGATGTTCAAATAGTCACCTGGTAGCTCATGTGCGTCATTGTAAACCATACACGCAATATTGTTGCTGCTACCGATTCCAGGCGGTGACTGCAACACAACGGTTGTGTCGTCAACACGCTCTGCAATCCGACACAATACGTTCATGATCCGTACGGAACAATCACGCACCCACACTGGCCACGTGCCGCTTGCCAACGTCAGCGTCAAATTACTCGCGTTGTAATTAACAACTACCGGAACAGCGGTCTGCAGGTTGATCCTGTGAATGGCGCGATACCGTCGCCATTGGTGAATCGTCGGCAGCGACTTGTATGCAGCCACAACCGCCGACCGAATCTGGTCCCGTGACGCCGACACGCCCTTGTTCGCGCCATACGCATAAACAATTCTTGCTGCAGCATCGAGCACATCTGCATACGTGTGCATTAGTTGTCCTCGGCATAATTACCACTAATCTTCCTCTTCACCGTGTCACGTATCTCTTGGCGCACGTCATCATCGACTTTTCCGTCATGATCGCGCTCAATGATCTCCTGCGTGTATCTCTCAACAATGTCCGGAGCGGGTTCGTACTTGAATTTCCGCTTTCCAAATTCCGGCGGCTCGTATTCAACGAAACCCTCCACCTTCCACCCTCGTCTCTTTGCGAGATTGATGATCTCCGAACGACTGGATACGTACGCCTCCGGGTCGCCCGGATAACGCGCAAGTTCCGGATAATACCGTGTGTTGCTGTCAACGGACAACCGTTTGAGTGTGTCAGCAATGATGCCACAGCAGTATCTCTCGTTCCGCAACTCCGAAATGTCACGCCTCATGACTTTCCTTCCTTCTTAGACGCCAGTTTGCGTAACGTGAAATACAGATTGCAACGACGCTGCGTTGTGGGATCGTCATGCTTCTTGCTGCAAAACTGCTCGACCGTTTCGCCCGCCCTCTTTGCCTGCTCGGTCAGGGACCCCGGTTTCTGAATTGCCTTCTGAATCCATCGCTTGGCCATAACTCGGTACTCCTTCAACTCTGAATAAACCTGCATCTAAATCTAATGCATTAGACAATCTCTCTACAATCCGATTATACATTTCAAAATTGCCGGTTTTTGCCGCCATCTCCATGGCAATCGGCAACAATGTCTGGGCAATCATTTGGGCGGCCTGCGCCTGCTGCTGCTTGTCCTTGCGTACACCAGAACCAGTCTCAATGCTAAACCAGTAATCCGAAGCCGCCTGCACCGGATCGTCTGTCGAAATGTAGCCTGCCCACAACGCCGTTAACGGCGCTTCACGCCACATCTCTGGGCCAAGCGCCACCGCCTGCTCGTTCTCGTTAAAGAACCGGAACATCTCATTCCACGGCTTGTACAACCGCGTCACAAGACCATCCTTAGACGACACATCAGATAACCACTTCTCAACCTCGTCCGCAAAGTGCTGGGCACGACTCGATGCCGTCTGGAACCGTAAATTGGCTTCTGCAGCCGATCGTATCTGCCGATCCGGTTGTGCGCCATAAAGCATCGGGTCAAGCCCAACCGCACGATCAAACGCGCGTTCCGCAAGCTGCACAAGTTGCCATACTTCAGGATTGATCTCCGGTAGCCTGATGACGTGATACAACTCTTTTGCCAGATCATCCACTTGCTGGCGATTAATCATGACAACATCATAGTCACTGTCCTGCTCCGCCAACGACTGAACAAACGACTGGTCAACGTAGTCCGGAACCACTACGATCGTCTTCATCGATCGCTTCGCTTGCGAAAAGATGTACCCGTACAAATGATCAAGAAATACCTGCATCGGCAACCCAGGACTCAATGGACTCCGCGCCCATGGATTTGTAGTCTCCGGAAAGAAATCAAGGAACGACGCTGGCCACGGATTCATCGTGTCGCCGTAGCTTGCAATCGGCCAATCAAGGGCAACAGCCGCACGTGACGGGTCGCCTTCAATAATCTCCGGGTCCAAATTCAACGGATAATCACACGACTCGGAAATCACCAAATACACATACTGACCTACTGATTCGAAAACATCACGCAGCTTTCCAAGATCGGAATCCGGACCAGCAAACTGTGCACCAATACCAATGCGAGAATAGACTTCGTAAAACTCAACAATTCTCGCATCTTCCGGCTGCTCTTCAATTTCACTTGGCTTCGCAATCGCAATCAATTTGGCTTCAGGGATGCCAAGCATATCCGCGGCACGCCAAGATGACATACGCCGCTTGCGGATGATGTAACCGGCATCACGCAACGTAACGGCCTCATCATCAATAAAGAGATTGTCAACGCTTTCGTAGAACGACACCGGCATTAAACCATCCGGCGTTTCCTGGTAACCATGCCACAACAAACCACGGCCTTTGACAAGCGCCTCCGTAACCGCCAACCTTGCTTCCTTAATAATCCGGTATTCGGATGAACAGTAGTTGATCCACCACTCCAGCAAGATTGCGGCTGTCTCTTGCATCGACCGTACCGACTTGTCGTGGCCGCTGTAAGGAATCCCCTGCATCATGACAACACGCATGATTTCTTCAGGGAACTGTGGCCTCCGCAATGCAACGCGGCGGTACGGATTCCTTGCCAGTACGTATGGCATGTAAAGATCAACAAACTCCAGGCATTTGTTGATTCTCGGCTTGTAATACGGACCAGACATCTGAATCACCGATACAGACTGGCCATCACCAGCAACCGCAAAGTACAAGTCCGCATAGCTGGCCGTTAAGAAACGCCACGCCTTCTCAGCCACTTCACCAAAGACTCGCTGTTTGTGGTCCTTACAGCGCTCAATTCGTCGTTTCCAATGAAATGCAATATCCCTCAGAAACTCTTCGCCAATCATTCTGGGTCTCCGTCGCCACAGCGTTGCTCAAGCTTCCGTAAACGCTCCTCAATATCACGCAACCGATCGTCAATCTGAAGCGGCGTGTACGGTGACCGCAACGGCTTAAATATCCCACGATTGTAGGCCAGCCCGTTGCTGTTCTTAACCCGCTCATCGTTCATGTGCCACAGACCAGAAACACGCATGTACGCAACAGCCTTGTCACGCGGCGGAAAAATAACAGCGTCAATCGAATCATCCCCAGCAGCAATCACAATCCCAAAGATGTCCGGCTCCCGATGCGCCCAAAAACCGACAAGAACAAAATCACCAACACGAACCGACCCGTAAAGGTCTTCATCCAAATGCGATTGTTCCATAATCTCGCCCATAGCGATACTTCCTCTTCCTTCTGAGGAACGCTTCATAGACCGACGGTGTACTGCTCTCTCCGACATAAGGCCTCTCCACGTGTTTAGGTTGAAATGCCACCAAATACTCAAATGCATCAAGGACGTCAAATTCGCCCTTTATTCTCTTTTCGCGATTGTTCTTGTCAAACTGTGCAATCTTCAGTTGCCTTACAAGCTCACGACACCTCCCTGCAAATATCTTAATTCCAGTACGAGGAGAATTGTCAATATCAGTTTCAGATAAACACATCTTGACAATCTGCTGCCGTGATGATGGGTTGTCGTTGCCTGGAACAAACCCATACAACGAACCCATGACACGCGGCCTAATCCCGGTCTCCTGTGCACATTCCATATAATGCGCCGCAACAGCAATGTCACTACCAATGTTCCTCGCACGGCCAGCACGCCTATCCATGATCCACCACTCAAACTTGCCACCGTCTGCACGTTCCGCTATCGCCTGAGCCCACGTCTTCGCACTGCCATTCCTGATGATCATCTCATCATAAACATACAAATTCTTATTGCTGTCATCTACGGCACCAAAGACCGTAGCACATACAGAAGTTCCAGGATCAATGGCCAGCACACGTGTCCAGTTGTCCGGTATCGGAAACGGTTCGCACATGTGACGACCAACCGGATCGAATTCCGGATAGATGCGCCACGCCTCCAGCGCAAACATGCCGTCTATCCGCACAGCACGCTCATGCTCCGGAAGATCGTCTAGATACCGCTGCAAATCGTCCTGGCTAACATACGGATTCCCACTCGGCAACAACTGCCAGACACGCACCTGGTCAGAAACAAGCGCCCGTTGACACTGTTCCCACAAAATTGGATTCTGCTTCTGCCCTGTCGCTGACCAGATACCGTAAGCACGCCACTGTTGATCTATGTCAACAATGGCACGAGAAGCTTCATAAAAAACGTCTGGATTGGCAATCTGCTCATCAATCCAAACGATATCGTAATGTTCACCCTGCTTGACACTACCCTTACTTGATACAAAAAGAATCCGCCACCCATTGTGCAACACAACGTGCGACGGAATCATATCAACTTTGCTGTGCCAACCAATGCCCTTAATCGCATCCGGCGGTATCAATGGCGGCGCATCTTCCCATTCCGCAATCCGCTCTAAATCCATGGCACAAATAGAACCGGTCGGCAGCAGCCTAATCGACCGCCACCCACCGGCTTCGCCATCCTTGACGATCTTAAAAGCACCAGGAATCGATAGCTTGCGCCATAGCATTGAAATGTGCGTGTAGTCCAACCCGACAATCGCACATAAGCCGTTCCTGGGCCGATACTTGCCGTAAGGATCGCGCCCCAAAACGGCACGCGCAACCTCCACGGCAGCCGCTAACGTCTTCCCAGAGCGGTTTCCACCGACAAGAAGCCTCCACTTCGCACGGCTCTCATGGAAACCATGCGACTGCGAAAGCTCCTGGTACAGATCAACCGCAAAGACATGCACTACGCATCCCCGAATCCCGGGTTGACATAAATTTGAACAGAATCAACTGCCGCCGCACTATCGGCAATAGCACGCCCAGCAACCGCACCGCTCGACGTACTGCCATTCGCCTTGGCATTCGCGTCAGAACGAACAACAGCGCCAGCACTAATAGCCGTTCCAGTTCCGGTCGTCTTCTGGACCGTCACAATGCCCTCGTCAACGACGTAGAACAGATCGTTTGCCGGACACGACTTGCCGTTGTAAGCCGCATCAACTGGCTTTGTCGGATCACCAGCCGTCGACACATACCCACTAACGTTGCACCCAAGTTTGCTAAATGCCACAAACTTGTTTGACAACGTTAAAGCTGACCCAGAGCTGTTCCGAACAACACGCAATCTCAAAACGCTGTCCGTGGCCGCATCATATACGCTCCAAACGGAACCAACAAGATGCGCCCCGTGGTCGCTGTCAAGCGAGCTACTTGGAGCAAACTTCCCCACAACCTGAGCGACGCCTTGACTATACGTCGTCCCACGCGGAAACGGCAACTGAGGATACGGGTTTGTATTCATACACCAACCTCCTTTATTTCCTTATCAGCTAATGCCAACCAGCTTGCAGAAGAACGCAGGCGAATCGGCCCGCATGTTCCCAAAGAAGTCAAGCAACAACAAATCCGTATTGTACGGATCGGTCGTCTCGTGCAGCTCAATCAACTGAGACTGCATGCACATCAACTCGATCTTGTCCATCGGCAACATATACGCCACAGCACTCGGACAGAACGGATCGGTCACAATCTCGATGCCCTCAAACTGCATCGTCTTGATGCCGAGATCGACCATCTTGCTTTGGGCAGTTGCCTCAAGCCGCGTGTAGGGGTCGGTTGCGTCCTTGGCTTGCCGCTCAAGGTCCGGATGCATCACAATGATGTCCGGATCAACACCCTGAAGGGCTGACAAAAAGGCACGACCATACCGAATCGCACGCCGCCACGTAACCGGCCACGTCGCCGACGATCCTTCACCAGCTTGGAGGAACCCAGAGTTCTTGTAATCCACAATCAACGGCGACCATGCCCGGTACTCTGGATCGGAAACACCTTCCGGAAACACACCACTAATCGTGCCGCCCAGCGCGCCAAGATTGGTCGCAATGCCAGCATAGTTGTCGTTGGGGTTACCAACTTTCCCACTGCTGACAAGACCTGTGTAACCAAAGAACGACTCAAGACCATGAAGGTCGTTCGTTCCCGACTCACCGTCTGCATAAAGAACCCGCTGGAAGTAGTATTGGAAGTCATCCCGCATGTTCTTCAAGGTGACCTCCAATAACCGCGGAAACGCCGTATCGTCACGCCGCCCAATCAGCTTCTCAATCTTAGGAATCGCTTCACCAAGTTGGTATTGACGCCACGGCAACACTGCTGTCGTGTACCGATTCGGCATGTTGAAACTTACATCGATCGGATACCCGACACCAACCGACGGCGTCGCTCGCGAGTACCGAACACGCCACCGGATGTCGGCAGCATCGTGGTTGTAAGAAATACGCCCATAAGCCTTAAGGGCACCCAAAAAACGAGCACGAACCATGATCGGCTCTGCAATCTTCTTGATATACTTGTTGATTGCAACAGCCGAAATACGCGGTGTACCAGCAATCACCGTCATATCTACAAACCCTCAGTCAGATGTACAACACTCTCCGGGTACTCACTATGAGCAGTCTAGCCACGCCTCCCCACGGGCCTTCAATAGAAGGGTGTCCGCGGTTCGCGCGCGCCCGATACTAGACCTTTGTATTTATTCTATTATACACAAAATTGTCGTTAAGATAACTCTTTTAGTTTACGATAAGCATCAGCAAGACCAAAACCCTGATCAATAAGGTCCTCTAATGTTACAGGTTTAGTCTCCCTGGTCTTATTCCTTGCAGAGCTATGGAACCCCTGCGGAGTCGGCGGACGCGTCCTGTTCGGCCTGACCGCACGCTTCTCCTGCGCCCAATTAAACGCCAGCTCAATGGCGCGTGCCTCACTTGTGATGCCCTCTTTCATCAATTGCGACGCCTTGTCCAGAACCTCTTCGCCAAACTCCGTCAGATCAGCCGTCGGATCGCCACCTACGAACAGCATCTCTTTGTGCTTTTGGGCGAATTCCTGGAACTTGAGTTGCTCGGCTGTCTGTCCGATCGCTTCGCTGAGATGGCTACGGACCGCCGCAATAGCCTCTGCAATGATCTCGCGTCCAATTGCTTCCCTGATAAACCGTCGTGGGTTTTTGACGAACTCATTGATACGCCCTTCTCTCGTTCTAGCAAAGTTTAAAATCTTATCAACAATGTCCTTTGGGGCACCAGGCGCGGGAATAAGATTCCCATCCTCGTCCCTGGTAACCATCGTCAACCACTTTTCGTCAAACTCGGCCTCCGAATACAACGGATGTTCATCTTCAACCTTAACCTGCTCCTTCGCCGCCTGCTGAGCCTGCTGCATATGCTGCTGCGCCTGACCAATCGGAATCTGACCGCTAATCAAGGCATTCACAAACTCGTCACCGTACATGTCGCGAAGCATCTTCGCAACTCTGGCGTCGTCATCCTTGCGGCCAACAGCCTTCTTCGCATTCAATAATCCGCGAAGAAGCTCATAATCATCCTTGTACTGGCTCAGGTCTTCACCAAATTCCTGACGAATAAAATCAATCAACTGCGTAGAATGCCCGCACTCTTCGCATTCACCCCCTCCATCAACACCAGACGATACTTCGTCAGATTCTTCTTCCTCATTGCCTTCTGGGACATCATCAGCATCATCCAGCGAAGTCTCAATGTCCTCGCCAAGATCAGCCAAGGCATTGATGATCTCTTCACCATCAACCAGCTGCTGCGTCTCAATCAATTCGCTTTTCACTTCGGAGCTCATTAATCACCTCCATCGCAACTTCTCGCCACTCTGGTAGGTCACTTAACCTACACCTAACCGCATAGTCGTACACAATCGACTGCGGAATCCTGTTAAAGTCCCGCTTGCTCACAATACGCGCTATCTTTCGACCAACACGACCCGTTATCATCCCCTTACAATCGGCATGAACACCAACCCACCCCTTGTAAAACCGACCAAAAAACGTATTCAACGCCGGAATGCAACGCATCGTCGTGATGCCCGGAACAGTCGCCGCACCACGCAACACAAGGTCACGCAATAAAAGCCGACCGTACTCGTCAAATATCGCTTCAACCGTCTTTGGCGATACACCAATCCGACCCGAAAGCTCCTCAACACGTCTCCGGTGATCAGCACGCAACTCATCCAACCTTGAATCCGTCACAGATGGTATGTCTAAAACCAGTCCCTTCCGTTGACGCGGTCGATCGTCGAATACGCAAACTCTGACAACCATCTCACACAGGACGCCAATCCGGTGGACCAATCTCACCCGAAAAATCTACCAGTGTATAACACTCACAATCGTAGCTCTTGAACTCGCGCTCAATGTCCTCAAGCAGATTCCACGCCCCACCAGGCGTCTCGTTTCTAAACGGCTTCCCGTGGGCACTCGCGCCCCAACTATTCAAACGATACAACGCCTTGATGTCGTCGTTGTACTCAATCCAACACATCTGGTGCGCCCACGTCCCCGACGGAACAAACACGTGGTAGCCCTTGTACTCAACTGGCGTCATTCGAAATCCACGCAACGAGGCAATCGTCAATGGCCTCCTGTAATCCCGAACCATCTTGACCGCCTCGTCAACACTCTTCACTTCGACACAAACACAAGGATTATCTTTGGCAACATCAAAAAACTTCTGATACTCTGGACTGGACACATTACTCCGCGATCCCCACTTACGCGCCAGCGACCCACTGTAAGACGGCACGCCCTGGTCATCCTCAAACAAAACGCCATACTCCTGAACCGCTTTGGCTGCCCAGATGCCAAGCGAACCATCGCCCGTAATCCGCCCCTTCCCGATCTGATTGCGACTCACCGCATAAATCCACGGCGCAAACCATTTCCTAAACTTTTCCTCTTGCCCCATCGCAATCTCAATCACTTGCCGACGCTCACCGGCTTGCTTCATCCCCCAGGAAACGCAATCACCTACCTCTTGGGCGCCAGCAGGAATGTCACTTCCCAGAATCTCCCTGCACAGGTCCCAGATCGGCTTCATCGCCCCTGGGTTTGTCAACTTTGGGTTTGATAACAACCCCCTCTTTTCGGCATCATCAAACGATACCAGAAAACTGGATTGACGCGCGTCATCGCGGGCCTTGTCCAAATCCTCTCGATATTCGGCACCAGCCCAGCCGAAGAAATATTTATCAACCATGCTAATCCCTCACGTCTTCCAGACCAGAAGCAACGCTCATCATGACAGACGCATAATCATCCACTGTCTTTATCTCGCCAGAACGCTCCTCGATGACCTTAGCAACCTCATTCGACCACTGAAGCCACCGCGTGTAGTTCGCTCCAAGCGCTTTGCGCGTAGCATCTCGAACAAGCTCACGCGCTGACCTAAGATCGGCTGGCCTCGCCTCTTTGAGAAAAACACCACGAATAGCCCCTGCTAAAGAGCGCGCCTGCTCCTCACGCGGCCTCGAAACATACATCTCCGCCAGGCACTTGGATAAATCACGCCAATCATCAGGAGGCGTTGGAGGAGCAGGCGGCTCCGGACCAGGGGGTGTGGGAGGGTGGGGTGCCGTCCCTTCTAACATAACAAGCTTCGTGATCATGGCTAAATTGTCACCATCAGCAACTGCACAAACGAACACATACTTCCCAGCACGCGCCGACGCAAAGACACACACACGACCACCTTCCAGTGCCAACCACCGTCCCTCTACCGGGTTGTCCGATATCAGCGTCCACGCAATCTTCGATGACGGACTGGCATCGACTGTAAGAACAACAAGATCGCCAGCAGTAACCCGATCGGGACCATTGATCGTCACCCCGTAATCCGCAAATACCGCCACATACAAGAGGCACCACAATAGAACACCAGGCAACACTCTCATGTCGAGCTCCCGCCTATCAGCAACAGATATTGCAAAACTCCAGATACAACTGTAATACTAATGTTCCGTGACGACGTCCCAATTGTCGGCGCATTCGTGCCAAAGTAACCAAATACAATCCCGTCTGGCGGTACCACAATCGATGGCCCACCCGGAAAAAACTGATACCCGTCCGACCCGCCCGGCGCAACCGTCACGTTCCCCGACCCTGTATTCTTAAACGCGCACGCATACACCTTCTTCCCGCTGTAATTCAGTGTTCCCAGAAACGTGTCGTTGACATTCGTCAGATCAATCGTCACACTCGACGACGCCTGACCAACAACACGCCCGTCCGCCTCGGCATTAGCGTCGTTGCCATGAATGCCAAACGTCAGTAGCGACGTATCCATGTACGGTATGTTGTCCTTGACATTGTCCGTACATACCGCCGATACGGAATACATCCACGAATGTTGCGCCATATCACGTGTTCCTTAACAGCTTAATGATGTGGATCACTAGCTCAACAACAAGGAAAATCACAGACGGCTCAATTCCCTTCGCACTCCACTGTTCATAGACATCCGCACTCGCCTTCACAGCAGGCTTAACATTCAAGATGTCAATCACAAGCGAATGAATGATCCGCATCACGCCTTCATCATCAATTCGGTCGGTCAATATCTCAACAACACGATCGTCAACACTGGTCTTTGTCGTTCTCGCCAGAACACTCAGCAGCCGACCAAGCGACCGACACCACCTGTAGAAATCATTGAAATCCTCAATTTTGGGCAGACTGGCAACGTCAGGCGCAACCCTGATGATCTCAAGAATCGTCTTCAAATCAATAACACCAGCCGCAACAACAGCATCAACATTAGACATAATTCACCTCCAGATTTCACTCCAAAAACAAACTACCGACACACCCCACTATTCAAAACCTCAATGTCATGCGGTAACACAACCATCCCCGCTACAGCTTGCCTGAAACTGCCATCCTCCGTGCTGACCACCATCACTGAATACTTAGTCAATTCGTTCTTTCCTTCACACGGCCTTAAGTAAACGTCCAGCATCTCCGATTCGCTACAGACAGTTTTAATAACATTAAGCGAATCCAACACTCCCCTTAATAAATTATAACCCAATTTCATTATCGCTTCACTGTTTAAATTCTCGTTCTTAATCCTGACCCGACCATTGACACTCTTCAACTGGTCCGTGGCCGTCAATTCGGACAAGTAACCGCCACAGAACAACTCCTCACCACGAAACCGGAACGCCACAACGTCACAGACGGCCAGTCTACGAACCAAATCGACTAAAACGCCAAGTTCAATCTTATACGACGGACACCCTTCGCGATTAAATACCCTCGTGTAGTCAAACGGCCTGCGGGTCGATTGCAAAAATGCCCCCGTAACTTCATATCCGCCATCCGTCGAAACCTTGACAACAAGCCTCTTTCCATCGCTGCCAAGTGTGCAACTGCACGACTCAAGCACAAAACTATCACGAATAACCCTCAATACACGGCTAACATCTGTGATACCCTCCATCGTCACGCCGTCAACCGCCGAACTGTTTAACCTGACGCAGTCGCATGACGCCTCCTTGGTAATTACGCCATCGATACCGGCAAAAACACACTTGTCACCAGAAATCTTTATCATCAAATTGATGCCCGTCAGCAAACTCGGTGACGTTATCTCCGATGCGCTGATTGCACGTAACACGTCCTCGAAATCGCATTCGCAACCAGGCGACCACTCGGAAATGTTCGTGTCTGGTTTTTCGTCAACAATGTTGATATCGCTACTAAAACCGTTCGCTTTAACACGCATCACGCCATCGGACTCGATAACCGAATAGTTCTCAACGGGCATGTCGCGAAAGACAGAAATCGCAGCACCCAACGCTTCGCCAAGCACCGTAACCTGCTTCTGGCACTTAACGTCCGGATGCTCGATAGAAAGCATATTCCCGCCACCCCACACGCAAACACGCTTATCCGATACCGTCACGCGCATTGGGTTGTTCAGAGACTTGAAGGCATTGCCAGCAAGCTTTGGAACAGCACGCAAAATACCAGCGTCAGATATGACCATCCTCACAACTCCTGATACGGCCTATTGCAAGCAACAATCTCTAAAACCAAACTCAAGAATCCACAATAGACACACTCGAACCTTGATTCGATGATCACTAGCCACCACCCCGCCTCAGACAACGCCATCTGAAACACAGGACTCCCGCTACACCTCACAAACGCAGGAACCCGAAGCCGCATCAACCTTCTAATTAATCGCCATGGCTTAGCCCCTTTCTCGCGCAACCACACAGTCGGGTCATACCAAATAACAACGTTACAACCGGGAACAACCTTGTGCATAGAAAGAGGATCGACATCAACAATATCCGCCGTCTCAAGCACAAACTTGACCGACATGTCAACCGACTTACTCCCAGGCCCATTACGCCCCATCCTCATCGCAGCAGCTAGCCGCGCCGACATCAGGTCCTGGGAAACAGACTCATACGTGCCATATAAACCGTCGGGACATTTTGCTGGTTCAGACAATCGCAGCTTCTGACACGAACACACACCGTTCATGACAGGAACGGACGACACCTCGTCCATCCTGCTCACAAGCCGCCTAATCCGTCCCGATCGATCATTCACAATACGCAAAGGAGCAGAAGTCGCACAAATGTAATCCGGAACATCACCAAAAGCATCAACGAATATCGCACCATCAGGAATCATTCGATCAATAGCACGACCAAGCGCAATTCGCGACCGGAATAGACTCTCTGGAGTAGCAATAATTTGCGGGCTATCGTCTGTCATCATCTGCAATGCCTTATCCGCGCCACTCGATATTACGACACGGCACGTCCATCATGTCGTCCCACTTTGGAATGTCTCGCAAATGCTCGCAACCGATGCGCATGTCATTGACCATCATCGCCATAATGTTCCACGCCGCATGCGCAAGATGCGGCTCTGATGCGTCGCCAGCTTGGTAGAGGACAAGATGCCGCATAGCATGATTGAACAGGTTCGAGTTCGGTATCCCTTTTAGCCAATTCCCTTCACCATACTTGGCAGCACCCTCAGCAAATGTCGCCGCTAACGCCGCCAGAAAATGAGGCGGGATGAGATCAAACCGTACACCAGCACCAGAGCCGCTCCTTTTCGCACCAGTAGAAAATATGGTTTCGTCGCTCATGCCACCATTCTCCGGGTTCGCCTTCCAGTCTCGAAGTGACACAATGTCATTGAATACCTTCCAGGCAAGCTGGAAAATGTCACAACCAGCAGCAGTGGATAACACATAAAACAAACGGGCTAGACAAACCCGCACATGCTTCCTGAAATGCTCGTCGTTGTCGAATAGCCTAATGCCCTGAATCCGCTTTAGAAAAGCATGTGCCAGTCCAGACACCGGCCTAAATATATAAGAAGGATGTGGCTTCATCACTTCACTAAGACTAGTGGACTGAACCTCAGATACAAGAGTCTCAATCGCCTGCCTGTTGCCGCCGCATATCCTGTAGATCAAATCCAGGGCATAAATTGCAGCATCAGCAGCCGCATCCCGTAATTCGTCGTCCTGGACGCCTTCCGCCTCGCCTAGCTCCTCCACAATCCCTAGCAAAGGCAAAATGACATGCAAATCGGGGTTGCCACTGGTGTCAAAATTCTTCTCAGCCCACTGACCAATGCGTATAGCCAGATCAACAATCTCGTCACGCGTCATTTCCACCAAATCCTTTGGCTGGAACAATAGTTAAATACAACCTACCACCAGTAACAGGATTGCTTTTAACCACAAATTGCTGAATAATCAAACTATCGTCTTTAATAACCCCACAGTGTTTCAGACTATCGTAAACAGCCTTTTCAATGTTGTCAATGTCACGTTTCCGCCTGTCCGGTGGATGCATGACCATCAGAACAATTACCGGACAGTCAAACCGCACAACGTCCTGGTACTGCGTCTCAATCGCGTTAACAACGTCCCGGCGATAATCACGACCGGATTGCGATATCACCATCTTTCCACGCCACTTCCGCCAGTAATGATTGACACTCGGCGGATACGGCAACGCAAACTGAAACGTCTCCACGGCCTACCGCTTCCTGAATGAAGCCGTTCGAACAGCCTTCACGCAGACACGATGCTTGTCATAGACAAAGGCGCGCTCACGCCAATAAAAAAGCCAGCCGCGCTCATAGCAACTGGCACACATCGGCTGCTTCAACTTGACCCAACTACCAGGTTCGTTCCAGTAAACATCCCGCGTAACAGTCCCGCAGGATATGCAGACATGCCCATCACCATCCATAACACCCCGTCCCCCAAAAAACTACCTGACAGATACAGCACGCCGACAAGCATCGCGGGCTAATTGATCACACGCCTCGTTCTCAATGTGACCAGAATGCCCATTCACATGCTCAACAGATATCTCATGACGCTCCAAAAGATCATAAAGATCACGCCATAAGTCACCATTCGCGTTCGGTGGAAAAACCACTTCGCCCCTGGACCGCAAATCAACCCATTTGGCAATCCCATTCACAACATACCGACTGTCACTGACAATGTGCACCCGACTCGGCTCCTTGATCGCCTCCAATCCCCGTATCACCGCCAATAGCTCCATCGCATTGGCAGTCCCCCACCACTCACACCCAGACTTCACAACCATCTTGCCATCCTCCGATACCAACACATAAGCCCAACCACCAGGCCCTGGATTCCCAGCAGATGCCCCATCCGTGAACAACTCATACCTTGGACACCATTCCCAATCCACCCTACGTATCTGCTTCATCACGATTAACCTTTAGTTCTATCTTAGTACTATTTAGTTCTATTCGTTTCTATTCGTGATATGAGACAATAGCCCCTTCCGTTGATGATGATGGTACAGCAAGCCTGCAGGCGTTGGCCTCAAGGCCAATTAGCCTTTGGCTGGGAGCAGGATGCTCCCTTGACATGCGACCACGTCAAACATGTTCGTTCGACTAGGAAACTCAGTGTCGTTCTTCTGGTCGAACCGTGACGTGGTAGCGTATCTGGTCGAGACGCTGTTGAAAGAGCCAGATACTTGCGTTTCCGGTCGTTTTGCCTGAGACACAGCTAGTCGGCTGTCTGCCTTTGGCGATTCATGTCTCCCAGCTACTCTGACCGTGCATGTCAATGCCACATGACCATCACATCTTGCGGATGGGCTTATCATTGGGTGTCCCGCTCGCCTTGTTTGGCTTTCTAGGCCCGCTGATGCCTTATACACGGGATTTTTTGGGGGATTTTCATCACGAACCACCGGGACGTAGGGGCGACCCATGCCAAGCCGTTCTGTACCTTGCGCGGCCCATCCAGACCTGACCCCCGTCAGGTCCTTTTTGTGCATGTCGTCCATCCGTGGACTGAACGCAAGGACGAACTGGCGTACATGGGGCCGGATCGGAGTACCGGCCCGTTGCCCGGAAAACTGCCTGTTTCGGCAGAACCCCGCTTTCGGCCTTTGACCCCGCAGGGAGCGAGCCATGACCTTGGCCCTAGGCAGCCGTCGGTTGTTCTGGGTTGGCGTGGTGATCAGCATCACGGGACGCGCCGTGAAGCCGATACCGCGGAAGTATCCTGCCTTTCCGCGGGTTGCGGATAGCATCGCATGCCAGCCGAACGTATCGGTTTTGCCTAGCACACTTGTTACCCTACCACGCCTGGTGTCTCGACTGATCCACTCTGTCCCCAGCCGACTAACGGTGTTACTGTGTCGAGCGGCTTGCGGCGAAGAACACCGAAAGACCCGCTTTTTACGACACCCAATGTAGTCATGGGGCCAAACTACACTTATATGATACTAGATTGTGCAATTTTTGTCAAGCGATCACAGCGATTTCTCAAAGTCGAAATTTCTGTGGTAGCATTAACTGCTCAAGATGATCGTGACGCCAGCTTCGGTTTTATGTCTCGTTGATGTACAACATTGGCCATCAGAACGTCTCCACCATATTTTTAATATAACTCAGGGGGTCTGCCAGGTGGCTATAAAGAGAATTCCAATCCTGCGGAAACAGAACC